GTTAAATTTGGAAGCGATACTTTTGATTTGTATGTTTGGAATGGTTCTGCATGGTACATTTATAATAACGATTAAACATGAGTACACTTTTAACAACTACATCTAGCACGAGACCCGCCTCACCTAACGCTGGTGATACTTACTTTGAAACAGATACTAACAAAATAATAGTATACAGTGGTACAGCTTGGAAAGAATATGAAGACAATGGTCAGTTGTACAACGATTCAGACATAACAGCTTTAAGTCCTCACATTTGGTTGGACGGTGCTGGTGGTTACCTCTATGATGATGAGTTAAAAAGCAGTTTAGTTTCCAACGATGGTTCCTATGTAGGTACTTGGGCAGATAGATCAGGTAATGGTTTTGATTTTTCACAAAGCACTGCGACATTAAGACCTCGTATACTTAAAAACTTTGGAGCAAAAAATGCAACAATGCTTAGTTACAGTGCAGAGCAGTTAGTTTTTACAGGTACTGCATCTAGTCAAATAGCAGGTGCTGGTAGTACAATGTTTTTCGTATTGTATTCAAGTTTGACCAATGCTGATTACATCCTGTTTTCTTCAGATTCCACCACCCGAATAGCATCAAGATCAGGGGACTATTTACAGGCTTTTAACTATGCAGGTACAGCGTCTAACTCTAATTATTTAAAAACAGATGCCGGAAACACAGATGTACTTTTTAATTTGTGTATCTACGCAATTCGTATGGGTGCATCATTAGGTGAATCATTTGTAAATGGAACAACTCAAGCAGATACCGAAACGACAATTCCTACAGGAACTTTATTTACCAGTGGTGTTACTTATGATTTATTTGATAGTACCACCACTGTTGACGCTCCTAATTTGTTAGGTGAGTACATGGTATTTGATTCAGCTTTGTCCGACTCAGATATGAATACGGTAACTAATTACTTAGGTAAGAAGTACAGCATTACTGTATCAACTCTTTAATCTTTATGCACGAAACAGCTCAAAGCCTTTACACTTCTTTAGAGAATACTAGGTGGACGTTCCTTGATCGGGCTAGGACGTCGTCTGAATTGACGATTCCTTATGTCCTACCACCTGAAGGTCACGGGCCACACACTAAGTATTACACGCCTCATCAAGGGATCGGAGCTAGGGGCGTTAATAACCTCGCTTCCAAGCTCTTGATGGCGTTGCTTCCGCCTAACGCTCCTTTCTTTCGCCTAGTCATCGACAGGTATGAGCTTGATAAAGCCAAAGCCGAGATGGGTGAGGAGCAAGGTGAGGAGTTACGGACGGATCTTGAGAAAGCTTTAAGCGAAGTAGAGCGCGCTGTTTCACAAGAGGTTGAAGTAGAAGCATTTAGAGTCGGAGTATTTGAGGCGTTAAAGAATCTACTCATCACAGGTAATACATTATTATACCTACCCGATGAAGGCGGGATGAGAGTCTTCCGTCCTGATCGTTATGTGGTAAAGCGTGACCCAATGGGTAATGTTACGCACATAGCCGTCAAGGAAACTGTCGCCCCGATGATGCTTCCTGAAGAAGTACGACAAGAAGTTTATAAGGAGTCTAAGGATAATACCTGCGATCTTTATACTTCGATTGTACGGGAAGATGATAAGTTCTATGTCCAGCAAGATGTCAAAGGTATCGTCATTGAATCGTCGAAAGGTTCGTACAATATCGACAAGTCGCCTTGGATACCTTTACGCTATACACGTATTGATGGCGAGGACTACGGGCGTGGCTTTGTCGAAGAGTACATCGGAGATCTGAAGTCGCTTGAGTCGTTGACCAAAGCTATCGTCGAGGGATCAGCCGCCGCCGCTAAGGTGCTATTCATGGTCAATCCTAACGGAACGACTAGAGCGCGCACCATAGCTGAAGCCGCAAACGGAGCTATCGTCCAAGGATCGGAACAAGATGTATCGGTTCTTCAGTTGAATAAGTTTAATGACTTTCGTGTTGCTCAGACAGTTATGGCTCAGATCCAAGACCGCTTGAGTCACGCATTCCTTTTAAACAGCAACGTCGTTAGAGACGCAGAACGAGTCACCGCCGAGGAAATACGAATGTTATCGCAAGAACTCGAAGCGGCTCTAGGCGGGCTGTATTCTATTTTATCACAGGAGTTCCAGCTTCCGCTTGTGACTCGTTTGATGGATCGTATGGGGCGTACCAATCGTCTACCTAAACTACCAAAGGACATCGTCAAACCTACGATTGTCACAGGCGTTGAAGCTCTTGGTCGTGGTAACGATCTTAATAGATTGGATATGTTCTTAGCAGGGGCTGGTCAAGTCGTTGGCCCTGACGCTGTAGCTCAGTTTGTTAATGTATCGGATTACTTCAAACGCCGTGCAACCGCGTTAGGAATCGAGACCGAAGGACTTATCAAGACTGAAGAAGAAATTCAACAAGCCATGCAACAAGCTCAGATGGCGGAGATGGTGCAGAAACTAGGCGCGCCCGCTATGGGGCCAGCTATCAATGCTATGGCTAATCAACAGCAACAACCACAACAACCAATGGAAGGATAAACGAAGATGGGAGACTACCAAAAACACGAGATAAACGAACCAACAGTGGGGGAGATTGAACCCGAAGAAAAACCAGCAGAAGCTCAAGCCGAAGAAGCGGAAAAACCGCAAGTGGAAGAACAGCCACAAGCCGAGCGTCCTGAATGGTTGCACGATAAGTTTGAGGCGCCTGAAGATTTAGCTAAAGCCTACGATGAACTCGTTAAGAAAATGAGTAGCGGTGAGGAACAAGTCGAGGAACAACCTCAACAAGAAGAGCAATCGGAAGAGGAAGCGCCTGAAGTCACAGCCGAAGCTCAACAACGTATCCAAGAAGCTACCAAGGAATACTACGACAATAACGGAGAGATTGGAGATGCTACTTACAAAGCTTTAGAGGAAGTCGGAATCAATCGTGATCTTGTTGATCGTTTTAAAGCGGGGCAAGAAGCGTTGGAAGAAGCTGAGATTAAGATGATCCAAAGCGGAGCCAATGGCGAGTATGATGCGATGGCTGAATGGGCTGGTAAGAATCTTTCCGATACAGAGTTCAACGCTTTTAACGAAGTAATAAACACAGGCTCACCTGAACAAGCGCAACTCGCTGTAAGCGGGATGTTTGCTCGCTATAAATCCGAAGTAGGCGGTGGCCCTAAACTCGTTACAGGTGGTACTACAGGATCATCAGTTATGCCGTATCAATCGAACCAAGAAATGGTAAGAGCGATGCAAGATCCACGATATAAAAGCGGAGATAAGGCGTACCATACCGAAGTCGAAAGGCGTTTGGCTGTATCTACTTTTTAACCGATGTTTGAATTGCTGACATTATTCCTAACAGGCGGCGGTAGTGCCGCGATGGGGTCGATGCTGAAAGGCGTCTTCGGCATGATGGTGGATAGTCGTCAGCAAAAGTTTGAACTAGAAATGGCAAGGGAGGCAAGGAATAATGAATTTGCACTTAAATTTCAAGAGAGTCTTAATAGCGGTGATGGTGGTGCTTTCACTCGCGCTACAAGGAGGATGCTCGCATTCATCGGAATGGGCGTCATCGCCTTCGTCACGTGTCTCACAGCGGTTTATCCATCAGTCCCGCTTCTCAGTACAACAAACATTACAGGCGAAGGAAGAACAGAAGTTCTTTTCGGACTCCTCAGTTTTCCAGCAGAGCAAGCCAATATGGTCGTTACAACAGGACATCTCTGCTTATTCCAAACTTCCGTAGTATTGCCGATGATTGTCGGATTTTACTTCACTCCCGGCGGTAGGAGATAAATATTTTGACATCGAACGAAGACAGAAATCGTTGCCCCGCGCGCGGGATAACCTCGAAGGAATCGACGCAAGAGGTCAGCTAAAACTAACAATAAAACTAATCATTAAAATAGGAGATTATTAATCATGGCTAATGGAGATACCAGTCCAAGTCGCGTCGGTCAGATTAACTCAGCGGGCGATGCAAACGCATTGTTCCTGAAGAAGTTTGCTGGCGAGATCCTCACTACCTTTGAAGAAAATAACGTCTTCAAGGCCTTACATACAATCCGTACCATCGAGAATGGTAAAAGCGCTCAGTTCCCTGTAACAGGAATTGCTTCCGCTTCTTACTACACTCCCGGTCAAAGCATCGCCGACGCTGGAAACAGCTACTTGAGCGACATCAAAAAGAACGAGAAGATCATCACTATCGATGACGTACTTCTTGCTTCTACCTTTTTGGCGTCCATCGACGATGTAAAGAATCACTACGACATCCGTTCCGTCTACGCTTCCGAGCTTGGTAAAGCATTGGCAGTTCGCTTTGATACCGCTATTGCTAAGGTATTCATCGCCGCCGCTCGCGAAACCACTCCCGGTGTAACAGGCGGAAAGCTTGGTGGAGTTCTTGATGTGTCCGCTAACGCAATGGGAACAGGTGCTGACAGCGCTGACGATACCGACAATACTGATCCTACAGGAGCAGAGTTGGTAGCCGCGCTTTTCACCGCCGCCCAAAAGCTCGATGAAAACGACGTTCCTAGCGACGGTCGCTTCTGTGTACTTCGCCCTAGCGAATACTACAAACTCGTTACAGGTGCTGACGGAAACAATTCCTTCAACTTGGTGTCTGCTGTTAATAAAGACATCGGAGGTTTAGGTTCCATCGCCACAGGTATGATCCCTCAAGTTGCTGGTATCAGCATCTACAAGTCCAATCACTTACCTTCAACTGACTTGTCAGGCGGAGCTGGTATTGACGCTGGTGGATCTAACGATGTGTTCGGTGCTGGTGGAGTCGGTTACGACGGAAACTTTACCAACTCGCTTGGTATCGTTGCTCACCCATCCGCAGTTGGAACTGTTAAATTGCTTGATCTTGCTACCGAGTCCGAGTATCAAATCGAGCGTCAAGGAACTTTGTTTGTAGCGAAGTACGCAATGGG